CGTCGCCTGCTTTGCAGCCTCTATGTCCTCAGGGCCTTGAGGCGCGTATTCCACCGTATTCTCAGTAGAATTAAAAATACGCATCAAGGATGGCATGATGGCCTGCACGGTATCCCGGACATCCATACTTACAATTTGAGATCTACCGGCCTCTTCATTGCCAAAGGGATCGCCTCGATAATATTCAGTTGCTGTGGCGCGTAACGGAGATACCCAGTTATCAATAAAATCAATTGCGTCGTCTATCTCTTTTCCTACGATGCCTTTCAGCTCCTCATCGTCCATAATGTTAGGATCGAGTTCAGCTTCCAGCTCTTGCACGAGTTCGTTTATTTCATTTTCCATCTTACTCGCCTTCCTCATTTTCTACTTGCGATAACAGGCCAAGGCCAGCTAGACCAGCCATTATATTTGGATCATATACGTCTTTAAATTTTGCAAATCGGCTCTTTATTACCGCCGGGTCTTTAATAGTTCTGTCAACTAACATAATGTTGCTTATGTTTTCTTTTGTGAAAGGAGCATCAATACCACGTAAATATGTTTCCATGACGCCTCCTGCGCTGTTATCCATGCCCTCTACAAGATTAATATAAGGAATATTAGTGTATCCTTTATCGGTTAGTTCTTTCCTAAATAAATCTACACCTGTATCCAAATCAACATTTTTTGCGTCAGCGTATGCGTTCATAACTTCCTTAACGCCGTCTTCTGTTAAAACTGTTTTACCGTCTATAACTTCTGTCATGTCAAATCTTAAATCTGGTTTAATGCCAAATTCTTTCAAATCTTTAATTTCAAATGGCTTGTCCGTTCTTATTTTTAAAGGTAGCGTCATACCCTCTTCTTTTTCCATTACATCTCTTGCAAATTTAAATCTATCATTAGCTTGATCAGCAGTTCCAACATGGACGCCTAATCTATCAAACCTTGAGGCTTTTGCTGACTTTGAAGGTGTAAAAGAAGGTGGTTTAATAATATCGCCTAGCATTTCATTTACTCTCATAAAGTGAGCTGCATCCTCGTATTCAACTTTAGGCTTTTGATCAAATTGACCGCCTGTAGACAAAGTAATATTTTTTAATGGTCTTTTAGGATTTCTCAATGGTGCATTTTTATATAGCTGTTTAGCTCCAAGCCCACTTAGCCCAAGATCTAGACCGGCAAAGCCTGTATTTACTGCGGCGTCGCTATAGTTACCAGCTCTAAGATCTTTGACGGCCTGACCGCCTGACATTGCTCCAGCAGTTAAGGGTAGGATGTTAGCTAAACCGGCGTTATCAAGATAATTCAAAATGCCGGACTTGGGTTGACCAAAAGCCCCGGATCCGGTTCCCGGATTAGCTCCACCAAATATTCTTCTTGACGTATCTTTACCAATATAGGGCGTGAGAAGGTCAGTCATGTTCTCTGCAAAAGTCGTATCTCTAGGTATTAATTGTGGTCCTCCAGGATTTCTCCTAGATATTTCCATCATCTGATCCAGTAAAGAATAAGACGGTCCAAACATTGGTCCGGGGTAAGATTTCACAGCCATAATCAACGCCTCTTTCTTATTCGAGCCCCAGCCGGGCCTAGATTTATACTGTCTATATCAAACTTATCACCTAAAATAAATTTTAAGTAATCTCTTAATTCTTGTTGGGTAAAACCTTTTTGATAAGTATCCCGGCCAGTTATCACCGACGTAGGCTCTGGGCCCATGCGTGGGTTCTTAACATCCATAACATCCTTGCCCCTAGTCGTTATAACTCCACGTCCTCCCGGGCTCATAACTCTACCAATGTTTTCAACTATATCGTCTCGTATGGGTCTGGGGACAACATTTAAAACATTTAAGTTAGTCAACATATCAAAATAATTAGACGGAATATCGCCAGCGTTGGTAAAGTCAGGCTTAAAAGACTTTTGAGGCAGTGGCTCGTAACTCTGAAATCCTAATCTTTTAGCTCCCAATCCCAATCCGGCTCCAAAGTCGAGCCCAGACTGACCATCACCTAAAAGGGGACGCGCCTTTAAATAAGTAGGCAAGGTATTTGGTATCTGCGTTCTCATGGCATTTTCTAGAGGCGGCAAATCTATTAAAGCGGAAAGTAAATCTTTTTTCTGCTTTTTAGTAGCGCCCTTTATAATTTGACCAAGTATACCAGATATTGAGCCTGTCATATTTTAACGCCTCTGCATATAATTTAAGAGATCCGTTTGCATATTCTGAGGCATTGATGCTGCCGCTGTGAGGCCGAATACAGGAATGCTTCCCTTTACCATACCCTTGACTACCTCCTTAGGTGTCAGGCCGGTGATTTTACTAGTTCTCTCAATTGCCTCGTTTACAAACTGGATCATAGGTTTGCCCGTCTTACCCGTGCCTCCGTGCCACATAACCCCCTGAGCCTCTCGAGGTTCAGTGCCAAATTTATCTGCTAATTTATGAACAGGCTTTTCGGATAGACCATAAGTCCCCGGGGCTGGTACGTTTCCTCCAAATGCAATTCTAGACATTTGCTCGTCCATAGTGGACCTGTCTCCAGCGCCTAAGAAATTTGTACTAAAGTTAAACCTTTTAGGGTTTGTTTTTGGATCAATTAATCCACCTTGATTTCTTAACTTTTGAGCTTGTTTTACATTAGTAGATAAAAATCTTCCTCCAATTGGATAAGGATATTGATTAGCAGCCTCAGGCAAGCCAGACTTTTTAAAATTCATAAAATTTTCAAACGTAGCAGCTCTGAGATTTGCTGTTGGATCCATACCTCCGGTCCAAGATGCCATGCTATCAGCAAACATTTTTTTAAACATTTTCTCGCCAGTGCCGGATCCATACTCATCAATAAATTCTTTTTCGAGCTGGCCCATAAAATACCATTTATCGCTATCTGGTATATCTAATCCCTTTAGGTATGCCTCCTGTAAATTTTTAAAAGCCTCAGGACCACCATACATTTTTTCGTATTTTGCGATAGTATCAGGCTTGGCTGGCATAATATCTAAGGTTTGATTTGGTGCGGCAGCCTCAGGATATTTTGTTCGATCAACGTCAAATCTTTTTGATACGTCAAAAAATGGCTCGTATTCACCCTCGTTAATAAGTTTTTGAATTTTTGCCATTTCTTTAGTCAATGTTTTTTGCTCGGGAGATGGAACTTTTTGATCAAAAATTTTACCTGTATTTTTATCAATAGTTTTTACTGGAGGAACAACCTGAGGGTATCTTCCCCGTAAAGCAAATCTTAAAACGTCATCTAATATACTAGCCATCACCACTTTTCCTTATTTGCCCAATAGGCTGCTGACATTTTGCCTTTGGATATGTTTTTTGCGTGTCTCGCCTTAAAAGATTTACGACGCGCCTTGTCTTTCGCCGTCTTTGGCGACTTCCCGGCTCCACTTACACCCTGCTGCCCGAAGCGAATTGTCTTAACTTTCTCGCCCTCCTTAGCCACGACGACGTGACTTTTCTTTGGGTGATTGGGCGTGCGCTTCGGCTTGTTAAAGCCGCTGACGCCAGCCCGGGCTAGTCGTGGATCTTTTTCCTTACTCATTTAAGCGCCGGGGGTAGATTATTAAATATGCTCATCGGAGCCCGGAGGGGCATTGTCGGCATTTGCGGAGCTTGCGACGCTTGCTGATTGTAGCCCATTGGCCTGACGCCAAGTAAATTTAGAAAAATACTAGATGGGCCTCCCTCAAATCTGGGACCACTTTCTCCGTAGCCAAAGCCTCCACCGTCGAAGGCATCAGTCAAATCTCTCCGCATCTGAACACCGGCAAGTCTAAATGGACCACCCCTGACCGGGTATCCCTCGCTCTCGGCGAGTGAGGCATATCTGTCAGCTTGTTCATTAGGGTCAAAGCCCATATTTCTATATGAGCCAGTTGGGTCCATTCGAATACTATTCTCTGTCGTGTCATAATACTCTTGGGTTCTATCTTTCATCCCAAAACCCATAGCTAGTGCATCTAGCAAACCAATTGTCATTTTTTAGACCCCTTCGTTGTTTTCCAGCTTATGCGCTTCGGTCCAGTTTTTCTTTTTGCCGCCTTTTTGGCTGAGGCTGTTTTGGCCTGACTTGCAGGGCGACAGGCCGGATACGGCCTACCCTTATCTTTCTTAGACTTTGTGCGTCCACACTTTTTACCAGTCTTAACATCGCGCCAGTCCTGCTTAAACCACTTTGTTAATCCTCCGGAAGACTTAGGCATAAGTACCGCCGCGCTTTTTGTATTCTCTAACAAGCCACCCGTTTGCATATGCAGACGGATAGACTTTAAATTTTTTCTTAGCCTCAGACTTTACCCGGGAGTAAAGTTTTGGATTTTTAGGCTTTGGGCTCGAAGACTTTTTTCTAGCTCCCTTTACGGCCATTACTTTTTAGCCTTTTTCTTGTAGCTAATTTTTTTTCCTGACTTTTTAGCTGCCTTCTTTGCAGCCTTCATTCCCTTAGTATTGTATGCGTATGTTTTACCGCCGACTTTTGGCATGATAAGCCTCCTTCATAAGTTTGCCCTATAATACATTATTTTTAAGTTAAATAAACCCCGTGCGTGGGAGGACACACGGGGGAGCTCCTAGGGCTCTACGGCAAGAGGGAACCTACCGATAAATATATTGTGCCATTAATAAGCTTTTTTTTCAATTTGTTTCCCAGGTAGTGTATAATCAATGCCAAGAGCAGGAGTTAATGATGCCGTATAAAGATAAAGATAAACGTAAAACATACAGCAGATCTTACGGTATGAAGTGGTATCTCGAAAATAGAGAAAAAGTTTTAGCGAGTAATAAAAAGCACGTCCAGAAGCACAGAGAAAAATGGTGGGAATTCAAATCAAAATTAAGATGTGAGAAGTGTGCTTTTTCTCACCCGGCGGCAATTGATTTTCACCACCCGGATGCAAAAGGAGATACAAAAGTCAGTCACTACGTATCCCACAAGCAGTGGAAGCGTGCGTATGAGGAAGCCGCAAAGTGCAAAATATTGTGTGCAAACTGTCATCGCATTTTACACTACGAAGAAAAAAAATCGTAAGTTATTGATTTCCCTGGATATTTAGTTGCATTATTAACTTGATGTTAACAGAATAATAACATACTATCTTAGTATAAGTTAACCAAAAGGAAATTTTAAAATGCGTTTATATCAAAGTAGCACCGGTCAATGGTTTGGAACACAGAGGGACGCCCAACGTGGCGCTCCTCGCGACTGGCGTGAGGTTGAAGTGCCAACCTCAAAGCAGGATCTCATCAACTGGCTAAGTGCCGATAAATCGTGCTCATCAACTCAGGATACTGTAGAGAAATC